GCAAGAGTTACCCGGTTTTGAGGAAAATCAGCGCAAACCGGAAAAAGGCGATCGCTGCCCGCTGGAAAGAATACGGGCAAGATCTGAACACCTTCCGCGAGCTATTCGAGAAAGCCGAAGCCTCCCCGTTCCTGAAAGGCAGAAATGACCGGAACTGGACGGCAGACTTTAACTGGCTGATGAACTCCGGGAACATGGCAAAGGTACTCGAAGGCAAATACACCGACAACCGGCAGCAGGCACCGGGAAGGCAGCAGGCGCAGCCAGAGCGGCCCGGACGAGTCAACACCATGGACGTGCTGGCCGGTATTATCGCAGACGAGGAAGGAGGCGGCAGCTTATGACAAAAAAAGACGCGGCTCAGCTTGTGGCGATCGTCGTCACCGCCTACCCGAATTATGACAAATTCAAGGACGCCGACAGCGTAAAGGCCACCGTGAGCCTCTGGGCTATGATGTTTGAGGACGTGGACGCCCCTCTGGTGGCGCTGGCCGTCAAAAAGCACATAGCGACAAGCAAGTGGCCGCCCAGCGTGGCAGAACTCCGGGAGATCCTTCTGGAGATTGCACACCCGGATCTCATAGCTCCGGATCAGGCGTGGCTCGCAGTCAGCGATCTACTCTACTCCGAGGGAGAATTTAACCACGGAGATCTAAAGCAGCAACTCCCGCCCCTTGTGGCCCGCGCCGTGGAGTCGATCGGCTGGAGCAATCTCTGGGAAATGCACCGGGGACACTGGGGAGGCAGCAAGCCCGGCATGGATCGGGTGGCCTTCATGCAGCAGTACACACCCATGTACGAGCGAGAAAAGGCCAGAGATATGACGCCGGGAGAACTGACAACACAGATCGACGCCGTGGCCGCTTCCCTACCGGACAAAGGACAGAAAAAGCTCGCAGACCGGGAAAGTGACCGAAGGAAGCGCGAACAGTATTATGCTGCACTCTCCGGCTGGAACCGACGGGAGGCTCTGGCTGCTGCGGATCCGCTGGCACTGGAAGTCGGGGAGGTGAGCGACACATGAACAAGATCATAAACTCCGACGCACTGGACGCCCTGAGAAAGCTCCCAGACTCCTGCTGCCGCACCTGCATAACCTCACCACCCTACTACGGGCTGAGAGACTACGGCGCAGACGGACAGATCGGGCTCGAAAATACGCCGGATCGGTACATTGAGAACCTCGTGAAGATCTTCCGGGAAGTCCACAGAGTCCTGAAAGATGATGGCACCCTCTGGGTGAATATCGGGGACAGCTACGCAGCCAGTGGAAAAGGCAGAAACCGGGACGGAGTATTCAACGAAAAAGCAGAGAACATACAAAGCGCCAGGCAAAAGAAAAGCCAGATACGGCGAACAATCGAAGGGAACGGGCTAAAACGCAAAGACCTGATCGGGATCCCGTGGCTGCTGGCCTTCGCCCTCCGTTCAGACGGCTGGTATCTCCGATCGGACATTATCTGGCAGAAACCCAACGCCATGCCGGAAAGCGTAAAAGACAGGCCAACACGGGCACATGAGTACATCTTTCTTCTGAGCAAAAGCTCCCGCTACTACTACGACGCCGAAGCAGTGAAAGAGCCAGCCGTGGGATTTTATAACGCTGCACCAGCTGGAAGCGCTGGAACGGGAAAACCCAACGCCAGAAGGCGCGGAAACTCCCGGACATTCAGGGGAGGCGGTGCTTACACCCATGACCGGGCACAGAACAACAGTGCCACTGTGGAGCGGGAAAGCCACGGACTCACACCAAACGAAAGCGGGAAAAGAAACCGCCGCAGTGTTTGGACAATCGCCACCCGGCCATATAAGGGCGCACACTTCGCTACATTCCCGGAGGAACTCGTGAGGCCATGCATATTAGCGGGCAGCAGGCCCGGCGACACTGTTCTGGATCCCTTCGCCGGAAGCGGTACCACCGGGGCCGTGGCCGAGCAGGAGGGCCGGGACTTTATCGGGATAGAGATTAACCCGGACTATTGCGAAATTATCAGGCAGAGGCTTGACGCCTGCTGCCAGAAAGGAGCCAAACCATGAGAAACAGGCTTATATATATCTGCTCCCCTCTCCGTGGGGACATTGAAAAGAATATTCAGAAGGCACAGGGCTACTGCCGGGAGGCGGTGGATCTCTGGCCGGACGTGATACCGATCGCGCCTCATGTCTACTGCACCCAGTTTCTTGACGACACCATACCGCAGGAGCGGGAGGTGGGCATGGAGCTGGGGATCGCGCTGCTGGACATGTGCGACGAGCTATGGGTGTACGGCATAAACAATCCGAGCGAAGGCATGAAAAAAGAAATCACCTACGCCAAGGAGCACGGGATCCCGGTAAAAGACGCCGCCGACCTCTACCGCCTCCGGGAGCAGGAGAAAAACCGGCAGGAGGACAAAGAGCTGGGCGACGCCCTTCTCGTCCTTCCCACCCATGCCGGAGCAATAAACGGAGTCGCCGCCTTTGAGTCCACCACCGTGCGGATCAGCGGAGAGGTGATCGTCGAGCTGGCAGCAGAGCTCAGACGAAACCGCGGCCACGACATCACTGTGGAGGCTGAGGCGTGAGCTGGGACTATGTGCCGGGGAAAAATGCAGAGGGCTATCCGGATCCGACTGCTGCCGCCGCCCTCTCAAACGTCCAGCGCAGCCAGAGGGGACTCCAGAGCAAGCGAGCGGGTGAACACTTCGAGAATATGATCGCCGCAAGCCTCAGCTGGTACAAGGACAAGGGCGTGGCCTTCATTGAAAAGACGCCGGAGCCCATGCGACCGCTCAGGCCGCCGAACCGGCAGGGGCAGTTTCTCGCCTGCTACATCAAAGCGGGACAGCCAGACTTTAAGGGAACCCTCACGGGAGGCCGGGCCGTCGTATTCGAGGCAAAACACACGGACAGCGACCGGATCGACTATAACAGGCTGACGCAGGAGCAGCTGAACAGCCTCTCAGAGCACGACCGCCTCGGCGCTGCCGTCTTTATCCTTGTGAGCGTCGAGCTTCAAGACTTCTACCGGGTGCCGTGGGGCGTGTGGCGGGATATGCGGAAACTGTACGGACATAAACACATGAACAAGGCAGAGCTCGAACCCTTCCGGGTGCAGTATATCGCCGGAGTGCTCAAACTGCTGGAAGGCATAGAGCTGGAATATGGGGAGCAGGAGGAAACGCTATGAATTTTGAAAGAAAATGGTGCCATGAGTGCAGCGGGATCCAGCTTTTCGGAGAACACAAAGGGAAAGCCTGCTGCAGCATTATGAGCCGGATCCTCAAAGACAGCGAAACCGGCGAGCCGATCCGGGCCTATATGGATAAGGAAACCACCCGGAACATGTGCCGAAATCTGGGCGAAGGCTGCCCGATCCTCACGCTGGCAGAGGTAGCAGAGACACAACACGGCCCGGCGGTACACATGGCCGCCGTGAAGGCATGAGAAAGGAACACTGACATGAACAGAGCACTATTAAGCAGCAAAAACATGGGCTGGTGTACTCCGGCCGACTTTTTCAGCGAGCTGGATCAGGAGTTTCATTTTAACCTTGATCCGGCCGCCACCGATAAAAGCGCCAAGTGCGCGAGATATTTCACACCGGCCGACGACGGCCTGAAAGCGGATTGGGGGGGGTGTCGCGTGTTCTGTAATCCACCCTACGGCCGCCAGATCAATGAATGGGTAAGGAAGGGCTACGAGGAAAGCAAGAAACCCGGCACTCTGGTGGTAATGCTCATACCGGCCCGTACGGACACGTCCTACTTCCATGACTACATATTCCACGGAAAAGCCGACGAGGTGCGCTTTATCCGCGGGAGGCTCACATTCACAGACGAGGACGGAAACCCAACAAAAGACGCCAAAGGGCGGCCATGCTCCGCTCCCTTCCCTTCGGCCGTCGTTATCTGGCGCAGCAAAGACATGGCTCAGAGTCTCCGGGACATGGCGCTGGATTTAATAAGAGACAGGGACATGACCGCGAACGAGATCGCCGCCACCCTGTCAGATAGGGGGCAGCAGGTAAGCCGCAGCGACGTGGGCCCGATCTTAACCAAAGCGCAGGCGGCTGGACTGATAAGAAACGCCGGAAAGCGTGAGTGCAGCGTGACGGGGCGCTCCGCTATCGCATGGAAGGCAGAAAGTGAGGGGGCTGCAACATGGAAAAGCAGATTAAGCTCTGCCCGTTCAAAAAGCAGATAAAACGCAGTTTTCCAAGAGACGGGAACAGGAAACCTTGCATGATATTAACGGAGAGGCTCGATACATGCGCCGGTGAGCGTTGCATGGCATACAGCGACGGGAAATGCCTGAGACTTTCCAGAAAGGAGGCATAAATGGACAAAATCACAAAGCAAACCAGAAAAGAAAGCTATGAAGCTGTTATCCCTAAAGCGAAGGAACGCAGCCGCCTGATCCTCGAAACACTCGGCAGCAGGAGCATGACCGTGAGCGAAATCACGGACGAGCTGGTGAAGGCTGGCCGGATCCCCTACTACAACCGCAACTATGTAGCGCCCAGACTCTCAGAGCTCAAAGACATGGGCGTGGTGGAAACCTGCGGGCGCAGGCGCTCCACACACTCCACAGCTACCGAAGCAGTATGGCGCAGGAAGGAGGTAGAACATGATAGCCCTTAACATTCTGCTGGGCGTTCTGGCTTTTGTGTGCCTGCTCTTTATCGTAGGCGAACCGAAGCCGCCGATCAGTGACAGAAAGCGCGGACATATCACGACCGCCTTTGTCGCGATCGTGTTCCTGATAATCGCAGCAAATACCATTTTTTAAGGAGGACAACACCATGGCAAAGCGGAAAGTACAAAGCCAGATCAACCTCGAACGACTGGCAGGCAGAGCCTTCGCTGAGAAGCTCAACGAGGCACTCATGCAGGTGGCTGAGAACATTCAGAACCCGAACACCGAAGCCACCACCAAGAGACAGATCAACATAGCGATAAAATTCGCACCGAACAAGAGCCGTCAGGTAATCAATACCCAGATCTCCGTCACGACCAAGCTCGCAGCTACGGAGGCAATCGACACTCAAATGGTGATGGGCGTCAATATGAGAACCGGGCAGATCGAGATCGCCGAGTATGACGGGCAGATCCGCGGGCAGATGAACCTCTCCGACTTCGCAGAGGAAGATCCACAGCCGAAGGAGCCCGCCGGGCAGCAGGAGGAAGCTCAGGCAGAGGCCGAGCGGGAGCAGGACATTCCAACCGGCGCTCCTATTGATATGAGACGAAGGAAACCAGAACCGCGGCAGCAGGCAGAGGCGGATCCGGATCCGGAGGCAGCAGGCCGCCTGATACCCGGTAAGGACTTCGATCCGGTAACTGGGGAAATATATGAACCGGAGGACGACCGACGGACAACCGACGGACAGACCGAAGAACAACCGAAAAACGACGGCAAAATCGTAGTAATGGAACGCGCCGCGGCGCAGGCATAGAAAAAGGAGGACGAAACCATGGAAGGAATTAGAGAAGCGATCGCATTTATCACAGATCTGGCCGTAAAGGCTGAGAAACCGGAAACTATAGAAATCAATGGCCGGACGTACTGCACGAAATCCCTCAAACGCTACGACGAGGCAGACAAAGCGGAGCCGATCCGGGCGACCACGCTCACCTCTCTGGTGGACTACATAAAGGAAAGCCGGGAGGAACTGAGGGATCGCATGATTATTCAGGTAGTAAGCGCCACCAAAGTGCTGCTTTACTCCGGCCTGCTGCCGGAGCGGGATCGTGAGACGCTCTTTGAGGTAAACGCCCTACTGCCCCGCTTTGAATATGGCCGAGAGTACGATCAGGAGTCTTTTCTCGTCTCTATGCAGGCGTGCTTCGCTCCAAGCGAAGAACGGGAGGACGTCACAAAGGTGGCGAGCAATATCGTGAGCACGCAGGAGGCCACATTCTCGGACGACGGGATCAGTCAGCAAGTTGTAATGAAAACCGGAGTCACAAAGAAAGAAAACGCAATTATTCCCAACCCGGTGCGGCTGATCCCCTACCGCACATTTCTGGAGGTGGAACAGCCGGAAAGTGAGTTTGTTTTTCGGATCACCGAAGGCAGAGGCGGCGCTCCTGCCTTTAAGCTGGTATCGGCCGACGGCGGGCGCTGGGAGGCGGTGGCCGTTGACAATGTAAAGAGTTATCTTATGGACGCGCTGGCCGACATTCCCAACCGGGAGCAGATAACCATAATCGCATAAGCCCAGCATATCACCAAAAACCAGAGGGAGGGCTCCGGCCCTCCCAGTACAAGTATAAGGAGGACAACACCGTGCAATATAGACCGAAAATCATAAAAGGAACCGTAAAAGGCACCGGCTGGCCGATTGACGGGCACAAACTCTACTTCTCCCAGTGGGACTACGACAACCGGGAGAGCTGGCACCTTTACGGCTGGGACGAGCCGGACGACGAGGCCGTCATGCAGACGACTTACCAGACGGAAACAGCGGCCGGGCTCTGCCTCTACGATACACTGGAAGGCTTTACAGAGGCATGGAAGGCAAAGAAGTGGGAGCCACAAGGGGCCTTTTGCCTGACGCTGGAGC